CGAACTCCAGAACGCCTGAAGGTCCTCCTGTAGCTGGCCGTTCTCGACATTGCCGACGAACTGCTGGAAGAACGACGGCACGCGGCGGCACGCGATCAGAAACTCTTCCGGCGACAGCGACTCCTCGGCGTGCGCGGCTTCGGTCATCGGCAGCACTCCAGAAAGAGCGGTTCCGCCGGAGTCGCAGCGTTGATCCGTGCCCTTGCGATCTCGACATACTCAGCCTCGCGCTCGATTCCGATGAATCGGAAGCCCTCGGCTACTGCGGCCTTTCCCGTGCTGCCCGATCCCATGAACGGGTCGAGCACGACTCCGCCGCGCGGCGTGACGAGTCGGCATAGGTATCGCATGAGGTCGGTCGGCTTGACCGTGGGGTGCGTGTTTGCGTCACCGCGGTCTCGGCCGCTCGCCTTCGCGCAGTAGAAGAACCGGGCGGCGGAGCCTGCACTCGCCTCAATCGCTGGTCCGCCATCGCCGTCTGCGCCATGGAAGCCCATGCCCTTGCGGACTCCCTCTTGCCGCGATCCGCTTTCCTGCCACGGGAACAGACCGACCACCTCCTCGCTCCCGTCGTGGATCAGGTTCGCGGGCCAGCGGCCGACCGTCGTTCCGGCCTCAACTCGCCCGTAGTTCGCTCCACTCATTGAGCGATTGCCGCTCACAACCTCACCGGTCGAAACCGTCCGCGTGCCGATCCGCGTGCCGTCAATGTTCAACGCGCCCGTCCCGTGCGTCAGCACATTCTCGGCGACGGTTCCGATCAGGGGCTTTCGGGCGACGGTGATCGGCTCCAACGCGGGCTTGAGAGCGGTGCCCCAGCCGTGCCATTGGCGGGCGGCGTCGGTTGCAGGGGCGGTGATCGGGACATGCCGTCGCGGGACTTGGCTCACTCCCTGTGCCGTGTAGGCGCAGGCGGGGCGGGCGACGGAGCTGTCCGACATCACCTGCACTCCGACCACCTCGCGCGCGGCCAAGTTGCGACTTTCCACGCTCCGAATGTCCGCCTCTCGCTCGACCCAATCCGGCACTTCGCCGAACAGATGGCGGCACATCTCCAAGTGCTCGCGAGTCATGATCGCGGGCTGGCTGGCAGCCGTGGCGTAGTGTCCACCCATCTGCGTGCCCGTCGCCTCGTCGATCTGACCGGCGGTCACCCCTGTCGATCGCACCCAAGCGGTGAATCGCAGCCTCCGCGCGTGCTGATCATCTCCGGCGTCCATCTTGTCGATCGCCTTCGACACATCCATCGACTTCGGGAAGCCTGAGCCGTACACCCACGCGATCATGTCGCGGATCTCGAAGCCCGCGTCCTCGATCCGAACCGCCATCCGGTGCTGCGTCCGCGTCCCGGCGAACGCCAGCAGGTGACCGCCGGGCTTCAGCACGCGAAGGCACTCGACCCACACATCGACGCCCGGCACCTCGTAGTCCCACCGCTTGCCCATGAAGCTTAGGCCGTACGGCGGATCGGTCACGACCGCATCGACGCTCGCGTCGGGCAGAGTGCGCATCATCTCGATGCAGTCGCCGTGAAGAATCCGGGCTTCGGTCACTGGCCGACCTCCACCCTCGCGTTCGGCGGCACATACACGCCCGGTCCCGTGATCGAGCCGACCGTCACGCCCCGCCACTCGCAGCGGTCAAGCAGCTCACGCGTCGCCGGATCGCTCGCGTAGATCCCCTTCCGGAACTCGCAGTCGACGAACACGCCCCGGTCAAGCCTCCGCATCCCAAGGTGCAGCGGCTGACCGAACCGCACCCCACGCCACGAGAGATCCGAACACCCGACCGTGATCCGGCTCGCCCACACCTGACCGGCCGGGCGGTCCGCAAAGTCGCAGTCCTCGACCGCCGCAGACATCACGCCCGGACTCGACGCCGAACCGAGCACCGTCCAATGCAGGTACTGAGCCGCACACGGACGATCGCCCACCCGCAAGCCCCGCAACTCCACCCGGTATTCGCCCATCCCCGCCGTCCACTCCGGCCGGAACACCTGGTGCACATCCGGATGCGCACCACCCCCACCCGTCACCTCGCCGACCGTGCACCCCTCCACCAGCCGACACCCGCTCAGCACATCCGATCGGATGTCCTCGAAGCCGCTCCCCCTCACCTCGTCCGCGTTCACCGGACCGTTCAGCGTCCCCGTCCAGCGGCAATCGCTCACCTCAGCCAGCCTGCAGGTCGTGAACACATCCGCCACGCTCGACGACGAGCCCGGGCCCTTCACCCAGCACCGCCGAAGCCGCACCACCGTCTTCCGCGACACGAACCCCACGAACCACGAGCCGCTCCCCACCTCCAGCGTGCAGTCCTCGAGCGTCAATCCCCCCAACGCCACCCGGTGATCGACCGACGAATACACCACCGACCGACGCATGTCGCGGCCGACAATCGTCAAGTTATCCCCAGCCACGCTGCCGCTGTCACGCCAGCAATCGCGCAGCGTCGTCTGCCCGTCGACGAAGATCGTCCGGTCCGCCATGCGGACATCTTCCCGACGGAATCCGAACTTCACCCCGCAGACACGCGAAAACGCCCGCGGAAACGCCCATCCACCCACCACGCGGCACCCGTCGGCCTCACTCTGGCCTCACTGTCGTGCCATTTCAATAATATCCCCAATTGGGGATATTAGCGTTACCGCAGCCGGACCCTTGAAACTCGCGACACGGTCGCTACGATGCCCGCAACAGACATCGTCGGATCGCCACTGTCGAAGGCCCGCCCCACAAGGGCACCAACGGCGGAATCGCTCCGGCCACAGGTCGCGGAAAACGCGATAGCCCGGTTGAGGCCGGCACGGGATGGAGCCCCTACCCACAACCGGGGCATCTCAGGATCAACCAACGATCCAGAGTCGCAAACCCCGCAGCACCCCGCGAGACGATGCCCCCATTACGGCAACTTCGCAGGAAGCGTCGCATGCAACGGCCCTAACGAGTAAAGGCCAGACCAGCGGGATTGCGGCAACACGCCCTACGCGACCCGCCTGGGCGGCACGGTCAGATACCGTGGGGGGAGCCCAAGTCACCACCCGCCGATGCGAGACGGCATGAAAGGACGCAATGACTTGGGGTTCGGGTGCGCGCAGCACACCCCGGGATCGAAAACACCTCACGACGCGGGGAGAGGGGTTAGAGCCTACCCCCTGCCTCGATTCTCGGCATCCCCGAAGGGGGGGTCACCATCCCCACCGACACGGAACCCCACTGGCGCTAGCGCCAACGCGTCAACGATGGACCGATCGTTGCCACCCTGCACCCTAACAGGCACACAGCAGGGGAACTGACAGGGGAACCTACGCCAGCCGCTCAGCGTTAGCCCCTCCGCTTGCCTTGCTGTCCCTGCACCGGCTACGCCTGTCGACGCTCGCAGGTGCCGCCTTGCGGTGGAGCCGTGATCCGCGGTGGGGTGACCCTGCACGGTGGTACGGCTGTTCGGGTTGAGTGTGGCTTGCCGGTGGTGCTCAGGACTGCCGGTTGGTGTGGTCTTGCTGCTCAACGGACCGGACGATGTCGTCGGTGACCTCGAGTTGTATGGGTTCCCCGGTTCGGGTGAGGTCATGGGTGACGGGTTGACGAGCGGTGAGGAGTGCGACGCGTCGCTCGAGCCGTTGGACGGCTGCTTGGGCTTCCGGGAGGTCGGGGCAAGCGGCGAGTGTTCGGCGAGCGAATGCGAGGTCTTCGTATGCCTGGTGGAGTGGGTCGGAGGTCATGCCTTCCCCTTCCGCTTGACGGCTGGCGGACGCCCGACGGTCGGTCGGTTCCTGAACCGCGGCAGGTCTTTGGCGTGGTAGAGCCGAGCGGGTCCGATGAGCATGGCGGGCTTGATGCCGAGCGCCTTGGCGGTTCGCCAGACGGTTTGGCGGGTGCAGCCGAGTGCTTGTGCGAGTTGGTCTGTGGTCAGGTACTGGTCCATGCCCGAGAGCGTAACCGGCGACGCCAGCGTTGCAAGTTTCTCGCAGAATCTTTGACGCTTGGGTTGCACAATGCCGATGTGCGGGGTAGACTGGTGGAGTCCAGCCGACGGACACCAAGGAGACGACCCAATGACCACCGCAACCGACATCCGATCCAAGGTCCACGCCCTCCAGGACCGCTTCGCCGAGCTTTGCCGCCAGCACTGCGGCGTCTCGGTCGAGGTCACCCACCGCTCGGGCCCTGAGTTCACGATCTCCGGCGTCGATGCTCATGTCCGCGTCGTCGTTGCCTTCCTGACCGAGTCGGGCAAGTGGCGCCTGGACTCGGTCGCCGTGGATGACGAACTGGCCGAGACCTACGCGTACCTGACGATCACCGCCTGACCCCCACCCAACGACAAGGAGCAAGCCATGCCGAAGACCTACTACCGCATCGCCCGTGACGCCGCCGACTGGACCGCCATAATGGGCGGCCAGAATGAGGGCTGGTTCCGCGACATCGACTGCACCGAGCCCGCGACGCCCGAAGAGGTCGCCACGCTTGACGGTGCCGATGTCTACTCGACCGGCGGCTGGAACACGCCGCCAGCGGCGTATCCGTGCCTCGTGCACATGACCGCCTGACCCTCACCCGCCGCGCCGACCGGCAAGGAGAAGACCCAATGAACGCAACCGCCTACCTTCGCGTCTCGACCGACGAGCAAGCCTCATCCGGCCTTGGGCTCGACGCCCAGCGTGCAGCCATCGAGGACGCCGCACGCCGTCAGGGGCTCACCGTGACCGCGTGGCTCGACGACGCTGGCTACAGCGGCTCGCTGCCGCCCGAGGAGCGTCCCGGCCTCACCGCTGCCCTCGGCTCGCTTGCGAAGGGCTCCGTGCTCCTCGTCGCCAAGCGTGACCGGCTCGCACGCGATGTCCTCGTCATGTGCCTCCTGGAGCGTGATCTCGCACGCCGCGGCTGCCGCATCGTGTCGGCCGCGGGCGAGGGCACCGAAACGGAAGGGCCCGCCGGATTCCTCCAGCGGACGATGCTCGACGGGATCGCTCAGTACGAACGCCTCCTGGTCGCGTCGAGGACGAAGTCAGCCCTCGGTGCGAAGCGCCACGCCGGCGAGAAGACCGGCGGTCATGTACCGTACGGGCATCGTATCGCAGGTCACCGCCTGCGCGGCGGGAAGTCCGTCCCGGTTCTCGAAACCGACCCGGCCGAGCAGTCCGTGATCGAGCGAATCTGCCGCCTGTGGCGTGCCGGTCACACGGTCCGCTGGATCGCCCGCGAACTCGACGCCGCCGGTGTCGCGAGCCGGAGCGGCAAGCCGTGGGCGCACCAGCTCGTCGCGAAGATCGTGCATCGGGCGAACCTCCCCGCAGCGGTCGCGGCCGCTTGACAGTCCCATTTTGGGAAACGCATATGGAGTGCCTGGCGGCCCTGCGGTCTGACGACTGCGGGGTCGCTTGTCACTCGACGGGGATCTTCGCTCGGCACTGCGGGCAGTAGCAGACCCGCCTCGCACGACCCGTTGCCGAGACTCGACGCGAGGGTGTCCGGATCTCCTGCCGTCCGACCGCGGTCGCACGGTAGACCCACGGCGAGCCCGGTATGGGCTCGAGATAGCCGCCGTTGACGAGCCAGACGACATGATGCCGGACGGACTCCTTCGTGATCCGCAGCCGCCCTGCGATGACCGTCTGGCGAAGGGGAATCCGTGCCGCGTGCTCGACATAGTGCCGGAGGATGCGACGGCCCATGATCGTGATCTCGCCCGATACGCGATGCGATGCCATCAGGCGGCCCCCTCTTGGACGGCGACGCCGTCGGCGACCGACAGCGACCGGGCGGCGTGCTGGCGGGACTGGAGGAGAGCTCCCTTCGCGAGACAGGCACGGATGCGGCCGTGGACGCTGGCCTTGTTGATGCCGAGCGATCCGGCCAGCTCCTCGAGCGTCGGGCTGTACCCGTGCCTGGTGCGGTGCTCGGCGATGAGTCGGCAGACCTCGAGTTGCCGCGGCGTCAGGTCACACGGCATCGGGGTTGCCCTCCGTGGCCTTGGCGACGATGTCGTCGAGCGGACCGGCCGCCGGCGCCGATGCCTGCTGCTCGCGGGCGGCGAGATTCTGCACCCGCTTAGCGTCGCGCCGGCCTGACGCGATTCGGTCGATCTTCGCGAGGAGTTCCGGGGTCGGGTTCGCGATGATGCTGGTCGGACGCCCCTCGTCGAGCCGGTTCGCGGTGTCGATCATCGCGACCGTCTTGCGGTTCTCCTGCTGGACGACGCCAAGGAGCTTGCCGTAGGCGATTACATACTTGTCGTCGCCCCGCTTCTCGGCCTTCTCGAGCCGACCGACGATCGTCTCGACGAACCGCTGAACATAGCTGGCGGGAAACTGATGAAGGACGATCCGGCGATCGCGGAGCGCCTTCAGCACGATGTTCAGGTGCTTGTTCGTCTCGTGCCGGTTCTCGACCTCGTCCGGGATGTCCAGTGCGGTCGGAGTCTCCTCGGACTCGTCGACGGCGCGCGTGCTCTCGCCTTCCATGCGGGGCTCCACTCACGCGCCGAGTTTCGGAGATGTTAGCCTTTCGGACGGTCTCCGACAATGATCTCGACTTCGACTCGCGGGTTCTCGCGGTCCCGCTGGAATGTCGGCTTCAGGTGCGTGATGTCGCGGTCGTTTCCGACGATGCCAGCGTCCTGCAGGGCGTCGAAGCCTGGCTTGAACCAGGCGATCGAGTTGTCGTCGTCGGGCTTGACGATCCGACGAAGGTAGAAGTGCAGCCGCACGGTGACGCTTGCGGCCGCCTCGTCCGGCCGGTGCTCGAGCGCCCGAATCCACACCGAGCCCCGGAACTTCTTGACGGCCCGGGCCTTCGCGAAGTGATGCGGCCGCTCGTTGGGGTGCAGGGCTCGCGGCGGCAGCGGCACGGCGAACCGGATGATGTCAGAACGGGATGTCGCCATCGTCGTCATTCCTCGCGGGTGCCTTCGCGGCTGGCTCGCGCTTCGCGGGCGCCGCGCCCGGATCTTCGCTCTTGCCGGAGTCGAGCGGCATGATGCGATCGGCAACGATCTTGATCCGCGACCGCTTCCCGCCGTCCTTGTCGGTCCACGATTCCTGCCGCAGCGTGCCGTCGGCGAGAACGAGCCGACCCTTGCCGAGATACTTCACCAAGAACTCGGCGGTCTTCCCCCACGCCTCGCAGTCGAAGAAGTCCGCGACATCGGCGGGCTGTCCGTTGGAGTCCTTCCCCTTTCGGTTGACGGCGAGGCCGAACTTCGCGACGACGGAGTCTCCGGCTTGCTTGCTTTCGATGTCACGGGTGATGCGACCGACGATGTAGGCTCTTGCGATTGACATTGTGTCTCCAGTTTGAACGCGAACGATAACGCTAGCGGGCGATCGTCGATCCTCTCGTCACTCAATCCCCCTCGCCCACCGCCAAGCGTCGTACAGGCTCAGCAGCGGGTCGTTGCCGTGGTCGGAGTCGAGGAACATCTTCGCAGTCCGCTCGACCGAGTCGCTCAATGTTGTATCGACGATCCATCCGTCGTAGTCCGACTTCGGAAGCCTTCCGATGCCTTGATCCATCACCATCGCGAACCCGAGCACATGGCGTGCGGTGTCGTCGGGGAGTAGCGCAAAGGACTCCGGATTGGTGGCGCACCGTGTCCAAAGGTGCTTGCCGCCATCGTAGATTGATGTCGGCAGCAGCCCCGGCG